GATTTCAAGAAGACTATGAAGAGCATTTGCACAAAGTAAATGCTACAATGTCTTTGCCGATTCCTTACGCAGAACTAAACAAGACGGTCATAGCCTCTCACAACAAGAGCAACTATGCTTACGATTGCAAGTCTCCTGTACTGTCGCCTGTTTGCGATAGAGAAATGTGCTCCAAAAGAGAATTTGGAGTGTCTAGCGACAGCGTAACTTCTCTCAACTTTGGACAATTGACGGTCTTCAGCTCTTCTGAGCCGTACTACGAATGGGAGATAAATGGAAAGATATTGCGGTTTGACGACGCAAAAGCGTTAGAGAGCCAATCTGTATTCAGAACGCTTTGTCTAAAGGAGCTTCATCTTCCGCAACATAGGATGAAAGAAGCAAAGTGGGTAGAGGTTTTGAAAACTGCTATGGACAATATTGCAGTAGAAGAGCCTTCTAGAGACGAAATATCTGACGACAATCTTTGGTTGCACAGAGTTACGCAGTTTTGCAAAGAAAGACAAACGCCTAATCTTTCAGAAGTAGAAGAAGGAAAAGTGTACTTGTCTGAGACAGAGATAATATTCAAAGCAATGTCTCTCGCAGAGTACTTGCACGACACAAAGGCGTTTGCTAGTTATGCAATTAGAAGACACAACGAGCTTGTTAAAAGCCTTCTAGGAGGAGTATTTAAGAATATAACTAGAAAACACTTCAAAGGCAGAGTCGTTATTCTGAAAATTGCAGAGCTTAAGCGTAGAGGCGTGCTCATGAACATTAAGGACAAGAAAGCATTCTTAATGGAAGTGCAGTCTGAAGGCAAGAAACCTATTCAATACTTAGAAGAACATAGGAAGAAATTCTAATGAAAAAGAGAGAACCTTACACTAATCACTTTGCGCCTGTGTGCGAAAAGTGCGGCAAGAAGATAATAGAGACATCAATGTGCAAAGAGACTGAAGAAAAGAAAATCTACTGGAGAAAAAGCATGATTGTTTGCAACGATTGCAGAATAGTCTTAGACAAGTCTGTTATTACAGAAAAAGACATAGAGTATCGCAGACAGTTAGTTTTACAAAAAATAGGAGCGTAGAATGGTAGGCAGAAGAGTTTCAGATATTTGGTTTGGAGAAATTAAAGTAAGATACGGAAGAAAAGCCAAGTACTCTTGGAACGTAGAACACGGCACAATTTTGCACTTTGACTCAACTAGACACCTGTCTAATCAGAGAAAGCTTGTCGACAAGTTTCTAGAAGCTACTGGAGAACTTTTGTTAAAAATTTCTAACGAAGCTTGGATTATGCTTGTTAATAAAGCATTGTCAAACACAGAAACTTACTCTGAAGACGTTCTTGAAGAGATTTGGCTTAAGAGAGTAGCGCAATTTGTCTCAGAAAGACTGACAGAAGATCAAGCTGACATTGGGCGCGGAGGCGTTTATGAAACCAATACAGGGTATTTGTTCTTAGAAACTTCGTTAGTAAACTTTTTAGAGCAATTTGATGAGATGCAACTGTTTCTTCCTGAATGGCACCAAGAAAAGCTTAGGGCGTTATTGAAAGTAAAAACAAGCTCTGTGTCGCTTAGAGATTGGAAAGGAAGAGCGGCTAAAATAAACTCTTATTCTGCAGGAGTTGACAGGAGATTTTATGAGCACCTTCAGCAAACAGACGATTTACGGGCCTCCAGGCACGGGAAAGACCACGTACATACTTTCTAGGCTAGAAGAGGAGTTAAAGACTTACGCGCCCGAAGAGATTGCTTTTGTTTCTTTTACTAACAATGGAGTAGATGAAGGCAAGTTTAGAGCAATAGACAGATTCTCTCTTAAAGAGGACGACCTTCCGTACTTTGGTACGATACACTCCCTTTGTTTTAAAGCGCTTAAGCTAAGCAGAAACGACGTAATAGGCAAGAAACACTATAGGCTGTTTTCTGAAAAAGTAGGAATAAACTTTTGCGGACATTACACAGAAGACTACTCTTCGCCAAACGACGCTTATCTTCACGCGATAGAAATGAAGAGACAAAATCCTGAAAGGCACGCCAGGATAATAAAAGACTTAAATCTTGACGAAGGCAAGTACTTATTCGTCGAGAAAGAAATGGCAAGAATGAAAGAGCAACTTAACTTAATTGACTTTACTGACATGTTAGTCGATTATATGGAAACAGGAGATCCTGTTCCTGTAAAGATTGCTTACGTAGACGAGGCGCAAGACCTTACAAAACTACAATGGGACGTGATAGAGAAAATGTTCTCTAACGCAGAAAAGGTAGTTGTTGCAGGAGACGACGACCAAGCAGTTTACGAATGGGCAGGAGCGGATGTAAAAAGATTTATCAATTTCTCAAAAGAAGTTGTGTTTCTAGACAAAAGTTACAGAATGCCGGTTGCTGTTCACGCATTGGCTGGCAACATAGTAAGAGGATTGAAAGTAAGACAAGAAAAGATACTTGAACCTAAAGAAGAAAGAGGAGAACTGTCTTATAAAGAGAAGTTTACAGACGTAAGGCTCGAAGGAGGCGAGCTTGTTTTAGCAAGGACAAAGTACGTCTTAAGGGAAATGTCTAATTCTTTGGCAGAAGCAGGATATTGGTTCTCGTTCAAAGGTAAAGACAGCGTAGATCAACGATTGCTAGACGCTATTCTAGCATACAACAAGTACAAGGCAGGAGAAATAGAAGCGCTTACAAAAAGACAAGAAAGTTACTTCATGTTCATTAGCAAGGATCACGATTGGCATGAAGCGTTGAGAGAAAGCGCTTACGTAACCAACTACTACAGGAAACTAATCGACACAAGAGGATACACAAGAGCAAGAGTAGAATTAGAAACGTTTCACGGCAGTAAAGGATCAGAAAATTCTCACGTAATAATTGCAACAGACACTTCCAAGAAGGTAGAGGACATGAGAGAAATCTATCCAGACATGGAACTTAGGTGCTTGTTTGTTGGAGTAACAAGGTCTAGCAACAAGCTGACAGTGATAGCGCCAAGCAGAGATTGGCACTGTCCTTTAGAGTACTTAATCTTATAGGAGCGCGATATGAAACCAATAGTTGATATTTCTTTTAACTCTGTTTACAAAAAGCTTATTGACGAGCTGTTTTCTAAAGGCGAAGAAAGCGTATCTAGAAAAGGCAAGAAGCTTACTGAACTGCACGACGCCATTTTCACAATAAAAGATCCTGGCAGATGTATGGCAATATGCAGGGACATGTCGACGCATTACCTTTCTGAAGAATTCCACTTCTATATGTCAGGATCCAACTTATTGGCAGATGCCGTCAAGTGCAGCAAGTTCTGGGAGAATTGTACAGACGATGGAGAGACAGTTAACAGCAATTACGGCAAGCTCCTTTTTCACGACAAGAACACTCACGGCGTTACGCAATTCGAGCACGCTGCAAATTGCTTGCGCAACAGCAAAGGCAGTAAGAAGGCCGTAATGACAATTTACAACAATGAAAACGCTTACATATCTAACGACAATCCTTGTACAATGTTTCTTAAGGCGAGGATCGACAACGAAGATAAGCTTCACCTAACGGCAGTAATGCGATCTAGCGACATTTATTACGGATTGCCTTACGACGTTCCTTTCTTTTGCTTTGTTCAGAGAGCTTTGATCGAAGTTCTTAGACATGACTATCCTTGTTTGTCGCTCGGAACTTATACGCATTTCGCAAACTCTCTGCACTTCTACGAGTACAAAAGAGAAGAGCTTGAAAAAGCGCTCCTTTCAGGACAGACAATCGACCAGCATCAGTTGGCAGAAGATTTTTACTACGACCTGGCAATGAAATATATTCCAGTCGTCAATAGTCTATTAAAGCCTGACTTTATGGAGAGGGCATGGAAAGAGGCACAGAAATCTAATTGCCTTAAGAAGAAAGTCGGTTGTGTTATGACAATCAAGCACGACAACAAAGCCGAAGAGATTATTTCATATGGCTATGGGGACGTGGCGGAGCACAGAGAACCTTGCAAAACTTGTGCAAGAGACGACGAAAATGACAGGTGGTTTGAAACTGGCTGTCCTTCTGTACACGCGGAGCACAGAGCGCTAGATAAGTTGAGAAAAGCGGGAATATCTCCTGATTTCTCTAAAGTCAAAGTGTACGTAACTCACGGCCCTTGCGACGCTTGCTTGAAAATGCTAGATCTGATAGGAGTAAGAGAAGTAGAGTACGACATTCCTTACAAAACAAACTATTCGCATTGGCCGAATATTTGTGTTCACCAGTGTTCTAAGCCTTCTAACAGGGAGCCTGGAAAGTCATGAAAGAAGAGTTAACTCAAGAAGAAGCTCTTAAGCGATTCCACTACGATTCAAGAAGAGGGCTGTTGTATTCCAAAGTCAATACCAGGGCGCTGAGAGAAGGACAAATAGTAGGAGCATTGCAAAAGAGCGGAAATCTCGCCCTCAACGTAAAAGGAGTCACTTACTTAGTGCACAGAGTGATTTGGCTTATGGTTTATGGAAAATGGCCAAAAGGCTACTTGACGCACTTAGATGGCGACAAGACTAACAACATGCTTTCTAATCTTGCTGAGAAGTCGTATTATGAAAATACGAAGATAGTTAAAGGAATAGCAGGAATAAATTTTGTGAAGAAGACAGCAAGTTGGAAAGCAAATCTCAATTACAACGGAATACAATACTACTTAGGAGAATACGAGTCAAAAGAAGAGGCAATTTACGCCAGAGTAGCAGCAGAAGATTGCTTAGGAATTGTCATAGATCACAACAAGTCTGCAAGAAAATGGCTCAGTGAAAACAAAAAGCCGAAATTTGAAGGAGATGACAATGCTAGCAGAAGATGAAACGATTAGCAAACTTTGCAAGGCAGAAGTTGTTTGTGTTGACATAGAAACAAAAGATCCTGGTTTAGTTGATTACGGACCAGGGACACATCGCGGCGAAGGCTATATTTGTGGGGTAGGCTTAGGAGCAGAAATAGAAGGAGAATTAGTGTCTTGTTACCTTGACGTTCGTCACCCGGATACTGATGAAAGTACTAGAAAAAGAAACAAAGCAGCAATCGCTGAAGTGTTGTCTAGTCCTTCTGCAAAGCTTGGCGCAAACATAGTGTACGACTTAGAATGGCTGACTCACGAAGGCTTCAACGTGAACATGAGCGCGCTTCATGACGTACAATACGCAGAGCCTTTGCTTAATGAGTACAGAAGATCATACTCATTAAGCAGTTTGGCTAAGGAGCATACAGAAGAAGAAAAGAAGACTAACGTTCTTGAAGATTACAATTCGATGATGAATTGGAAAGGAAAAGCAATCAGCAATCTTTGGAAAATGCCCGCTGAAGTCGTAGAAGAGTACGCATTGGCAGACGTTGATCTTCCTCTTAAGATATTTAAAAAGCAATATAGAGCACTAGAACGAGAAGGCTTGACCGATATTTACAAGCTGGAGACTGAGCTGATTCCTTCGCTCTTAAAAATGCGCAAAAACGGCGTGAAAATCGACGAGAAAAAATTTTCTACAGCTGTGCGTACGTTCACCGAGCGACGCTGGGCGCTACAAAAAGAGCTTTCAGAATGGGCAGGGTATGAGGTCAATCTCAATTCTCCTATTCAGCTTGCAAAGCTGTTTGACAGAGACGGAATACCTTATCCGAGACGACCGCCAACTGACAGAATGAAAAGAGAAGGAAAACAAGGCAATCCTAGAATGGACAAGTTGGCGCTAAACAAACTAACTAGTAAGTACCCTGTATGCGATAAAATTCTAGAATACAGGCACGTAGATACAATAATTTCTATGTTTCTACATCCTTACTTGAAAATGCTCGTCGAAGGGAGACTTTATGGAACTTTCCACCCTCTTAAGTCAGACGATTACGGAACAGTTGCTGGTAGATTTTCAGCAAGTAAACCAAATCTTCAGCAAGTCTCAGCTATTGATGAAGAGGGAGACGACGAAGACGCAAAAGGACAAGTGTTGCGACAGCTTTTCATTCCAGAAGAAGACTGTGAATGGGCAAAGCTCGACTACTCGCAGATTGAATATCGAATCATGGCACACTACGCGGAAGGCTCCCCAGCAGAAAATCTCAGAAGAAGATATGTTGAAGATCCAAAAACGGATTTGCACCAAGTTATTTGCGACAGCACAGGATTTGATAGACGAACCGCTAAAAGACTCAACTTTGGAGGCGCGTATGGAATGGGAGTCAAAACTGCCTCAGAAACTTTTGGATGGACAATGGACGAAGCAGAGGAATTCATGGCCGGGTACCATAGAGCCGCACCATACGTTAAGCGCTTGAGGAATACCGTGTCAGAGGTGGCGGCTCGCAGAGGCCATGTATTTACAATTCTTGGCAGGAAAGCAAGGACTCATCCAAGCAGAAAGCTCCACAGCATGTTCAATCGACTTATTCAAGGATCAGCCGCTGACGTAATGAAAAAAGCAATTGTAGACGCGCACAAAGCAGGATTGTTCGACGAATTGAAGTTGCACATGACAGTTCACGATGAGTTGGACGTATCTGTTGCCAAGACTCCGGCAGGAAAAGAGGCAATGGAAGAGTTGAAGCAGACAATGGAAAAAGCAGTAGAGTTTGACGTGCCGTTGCTTGTCGATTGTCACACAGGAAATAATTGGGCGGAGGCAGATTAATGCGTTGTTTAACAGGAAAGATTGGCTATCCAACAGCAGAGCTTGCAAGAACAGCAATGTCTTTCTCGCAACTAAAAGGCGCTAAAGGAGAAAAGAAGCCTATTAGAGTATTTCATTGTGAAATGTGCGACAGATGGCACATGACGTCACAAGAGAAAAAAGCTAAATAAAAACAACAACCTGTCTTGTATAACGCAAGACAGGTTGTTTTATTCTCCTGCAGCAGTAGGACTGTTCTCTATTTGATTGTCAATCCACTCAACGTAGTCTATTCTACTCTCTTTATAGTCTTTGACTATTTGTATTCCAAACCATATTGTTCCTGATGTCATTATCAAGAAACCGACAATCAATAAAAGCTTCATCTCATTCCTCTATGGGCAATTGAGAAGTGCCCCAAATCTCCTTTAATTCGTTTAGCTCCTCCAAACTCGTCCCAAAGATCATGGAGCTTCGAATAAATTTCTCCTTTAGGCAGATAGTCTCCATTGCTATCATAAATCAGCAAATCAATCGCAAGACCATCCTTGTGCAGCGAGTATTGTCGCCCTATTTTACAATCAGTGCATCGTCTTGCCATATCAATAACAGCATTGTAGCCTAAATCGTTAGCGGCATTGATAATATAGCAAATATGTCTAGACAACCATATTCGCTTCTGCTTGATTGACGTCAGGTTTTCCAAAGAATACATCTTTCACCCACCATTTAAATTCTCGCCAGTACCAAGGAACCCAACCCGCTTTTCTCACGCCTTGGTAATAAAGTTCGGCGACCCACCCTGGGGCCATTCGATGAAGTCACTTTTTAAAAGCTAGATCAGATTCTTTTCTTGACCTGTAGTGATAAACATAATCTTCATCGTGAGCATAGCATCAGCCAGACAGGTCATAGACAGTTACGAAATCTAGACTTACTACTATAATGTCGTCTGGCGACAATGAGCAGTAGTCTTTGCCAGGATCATAAGGTTCCATTTTCTATCCCTTGCTTATTTTCTCTCGCTCTCGCAAGATGTTGATGTGCCTTACAGTAGTTAACACTGCTTTTCCTTCGCAGTCTGGACAATTCTTTTTCCAAGTCAGCTTCTTGCCTTCTGGAGCGTAACACATTTCCATGTCTGCAAGATAATAAACTTGCGGCCAAGCTACTGAACACTTTTCACAACGATAAATAGGAATTAACGGGTGTACGTCCCAAATTACGCTCTCATTCGGACACATCGCTGATCTTCCTTTCGCCGCTTTTCAGTAGTTGATAGCAAATTTCAATGACAACATTGATCTTACTGTCGGCTAGCGACAGGCCTTCGCTAGACAACTTGTTGACAACTTCATAGAACACAAAAGTAAACTTTTCAGTGCCTGGCAGAGGATTGCCTTCATTGTCTTTCATGTCTTTGGCCGCATTGGAAGCTTCTGTCGCAACCTCATAAGCTCGCTTGCCGGCTTTGCTCAACAGAGTAAGAAAGATTGGTATCAATGCCTTGAACAAGTCACTCAATGCGAAGGTTACTTTGCCCCACATGGAAGAGAGCTTCCCAGTGTCTATCTCTATTGAAGTAAGAGGATTGCCGTACTTAAGAGGAATCGATTGTCGGCTATAAGGCGAGATGAAAGTTAGTGGACCAACCTCCTTAGCTCCTCCGAAATGAGAAAAAGTAGCTAAAAGGCCAAAGACAGAAACTAGTACTCCAACAATTGCTTCTTGCGTTTCTTTAGACAAAGCTTCTTCAAATCCCATATACTTCAATCCGAGAGTAACTAATACTGTAATCGCTCCTGCCAACGTGGTAGCGTTTTTCCACTTAGTAGGATCTGAGAGTTGTTCTCCTGCTTTCAATGCTTTGATAATGTCAGGTATTTTAGTAAGCATGTCTTCTCCTTAATTAGCAGTTGCCTTCTTCTCTTGACTCACAACTACATCCAGGAACACCGATTATAAATCCATCTTCACCACATTCACCAAAAGCAGGATCTTTGTCATCACAATTACCATCAGGACAAGTAGAGTTGTTATCTCCTCCCGGTCCATTGTTAGCTTGATATTGTCGATTACTGGGATTATTCGCTACGTTTTCAAGATCAGTGTCACCACCAGAATTAATGGTAAGCTCAGTTCCTTTAATTTTTTCAAGAAGATTTCCAGTAGCAAGAATTCCACCTACAATAGTTGCTCCTGTCAATATATCATCAACTATTTCTTTTTGCTTCTCATTGTCGGATTCAACAATTCTTGCTACCATATCATAGATATTTGTTTCTCCATTACAAGGATTTACAGCTTTACCAGTAGCTGCTGCAATAATTTTGGTATTGTTTTGAAGAATCAAAAACATGAATTGTTGCTCTTTAGTGAGATTGCCAATAGCCGATTCAGCAGCAAGAGCTTCTGCTTCAAGCCATTCATAACACTCTATCTGAGCATTCGATGAATTTTCCTGCATTTCAGCAAGCTGTTCTCCAGATAAGTCAATACTTCTGCCACAACCACTTAGTGTGATTAATACCCCTAGAGCGATTATCGCCGGGATCTTTTCCATTTCTTTCTCCTAAAAAAGTTTATTATCCAAGTTACAGGTACCATCACGCCTACGACATTGCTCTTGCTTCTAGGCCCGTGCTTATTGTCGTAAATCGTATCTTCTTCATCACGTATATATGATCGCCGCTTCACCGCCGTTTCTCCTCGCTTTGTCCAGATTTTCAAACGTCATTCGCACCTTGCCGTTAATGCCGTGCAACTTCCCCCAAGACTGCAGAAACTCGACATAATTACTTTCCACTTTTATTAAGTTGGCTGTCATACAATGTCCGCCTAGCTGCCTACCAGTCGGCGTTATGAAGCCATTTTCGTCAGGAGTTTTCATTCCTTCGTACATTCTTAAGCCGAATACAACTGGCCCATGATAAGACAAAGAAAAAAGAATCTCTTCTAAAGAAAATAAGAACTTATACCCTTGAATCCATCCTAATTGCTTAAGGGCTTTTAAGCCTGCCAAAACCGCTGTCCCTGAATATTGCGGATCAGCACCTGGGTAAGCTCCTCCTGGCCAAGGATCGAGACGTTGAGCCAAGTAATATATGCGCTCTTTGCCGTACGCCATGTCTAACCCTCTTGCATTAATAGGTTGACACAACAAAAGGTAAGTCAAGCCCATTCCTACACAAGAGCCTTCTTGACCTTGGTTGAGAATCTTGGGAGAAGACCATTCTCGGCTGATTGGCGGAACAGGCGCACGAGAACTGCCTAGCAATCTGTAGTCTTTTGATCTTTCATCAAACCATTCCAGTCTGTCGTATTTCTCTAATCCTTCTGTTTGGTCTTTAAACTTAACCCAATTCATTGTCATTCCTCAATCTGCAATTTCGGACTTTGCTCCATCCTTTGTACCATGGCCGTTGACAATCTCCTTTGCATATCACTAAGTGAGACATGTCATTCTTGCGTTTATGCGTGTTTAATTTTTGAAAATGAGAAGCTATTTTCCAAGTTGCGATAGCTATAAGATAATTTTGTCCAATGAACAGATAAGAGATTACGTGATTCTGAACGCTCCAGCTAAAAGCAACTACTTTCCATAAAGAAATTGCTTTTAATACTCCTGTGAAAACACAAACAAAACTAAGTAACACTAAAATTCTTAAATGACAATTACGATGCTGTCTAATCTCCATCATTATGCAATCGTCCAAAATGTGAGCAACAGCAAAGGCTCTTATTCCTGAAACTAAAGTGTAAAGAACCGCTGCCGCGGACACTGCCAAAAAGACGTAAAAGTCGTTCCAATGGGTATTAAGCCAATACAACGAAGAATTGTACATCCAATTCACGCTATCCATTGATTATTTTGTCCATTTTGTTTAAAACTTTTTCTAAGATGCCAGGAAGGAATCTACGCATGACCTCTAAGCAGGCATACGAACTTGCTCCAGACATTCCTACTGCTGCACCTTTTAAACTTTCAGGCAAATCTACGTCGTACAGCAACAAGTGCATTATCATGCCTACAAATGCCGCCCCTAGAAAGCTAGCTAGTACAATTTTCAAGTTTATGGGCTTGTCGCTCGCGGCGGTTACGGCTGCGGAACCTAAAAGCGCCAGCCCAACATAAGCCCAGCCCTTAGACACGATTTCCCAAAAAGTACTCGGGGAATTATCCATGAGTTCAGACTTCAATTATGTTTGCTTTTTTGTTAAAGCTCTTAGCAGTGCCTATTATTAGTCCATCTCTAATGTGCACAGTTTCTCCTATTGCGTAGTTAGTTGTAGAACTAGAGAGAAAAATCGAGCCTTTTCTATCTTCCACTTTGTATCTTGTAGAAGACAATTTAGCTATTATCTTAGCGACTTTTACAGTTTTTCTGACTGCGATATTTCGATAGATCATAATATTTTTTCGTAATTAAAAGATACAGAAAAATCAAAACTGTCTTTGCTTATGCTTCCAGAAAAAGAATAAGACGTGGCCATGCCTCGCACTTTTCCTAATTCCATGTCAGAAACTTCCACTATCGTTCCTGGCTCAATGTAACCTACTCCAGGAATTAAGTTGCAAGATACGTCAACTTTAGACTTGCTATTCTCATTGATCTCTGCCCTTCCTCTCTGTATGATAGCTTCTTCAGAAGTGAGCAACGGATCTACAATGTCTGGCCCTTCGACATCTGCCGGATGTCGTTGAATTATTCGTTCCATCAGCCTTCCTCGTATTCTACAATAACACCAAGAGAGTAGATTTCGCCGTATTTTAAATCAGGAACCAAATTGGTGCTTGAAGTCGTTCCCGCAGTGTCAACATAATATCTGTCAAACTCAGTAGTAGTTTGCACTTTAGCAAAAGCTGGAAAAGTGCCTGAAACGGCTTTTGCTGTAAGTTTGCCAAATTCTAATTGCACCTTGTTTAATCTTTGAGTAATGTTGGCGTCGTCCGCGTATTCTATTTGCTTGTGTCCAACGCCCACCTTCGGTAAATATCTTAAAGATTGTTCTTCGTTCAATTCCTTAAACAATAAAATTTCTTCCTTAACTAAAGTTACTTTTCTATTTATGTCTTGTCGCAATCTCAAGCCCGTGCTAAATGCCGCATCAGTGAGCTTGATTTCGTATCCACGATCTTTTATTTCTTGACTAACTTGCAGTAAAAAGTATACCCTAGCGCCGGGATAGAACGAAGATGCGTTAGAAGAAGCAACTTCCGCATTTATCTTTTCTTTAGTAGTTCTAAATTTGCCGTAAGAGATCAGGTCTTTGATGTGATAATAAACTTTGTCGCTGTCTTTGGCGGAGGTCAGTGCCTCAGAGTTTTTCTCGTCGTCTAGCTCAATAACGACATGCGTATTTACAGAATTTTCATCAGTAAAACTAGTTACTGTAGTAGCTTCAGTTGTCATGGTAGTCCACTTCTAGAATAAATTGTGTGTCTTCGTCTTTGCTGTTGAACACGGTCCATTTATGATACTTGGTTGTGTACACTATTTTTATAAGCGTCTCATCGTCTACGCTTGCCGTTAATGATCCGTCTTCCGCGGCGTAAATCTGTCCTACATCGTCATATAACGGAGTAACTTCGATTGGTCCATATACTGGCTTAGATACGTTACCAGCCCCTTTGAAAATTTCAACTTGCTCTTCAATCTGCTCAGTCTTCACGCCTTCATACGAAATTCTAACCGTATGGCCGCCAGAAGTTTCTAGTGTAGCCGCGTTTTGATCGTGCCAAGGAACAATGTAACCTTTAATTATCTTGGAATCTGGATCGTTTTCAACATCTTCTTGTTCTAGGTAAGCGGCAGATTCTACAGAGGCTTCGTCAGACACTAGATATTTGTTGTATCCTGGCTTTTCGATTACGTTCTCACTTACTTGAAACGTGTCTGCACTGTCCGTCAAGGAAGTGGAAAGGTTCGCAGTGTTGTACTTATCAGTGTCTACTGCGTATTTGTACTTAATCACCATCTTGCCGCCTGGCGTCGATTGTACTTTTGCTCCTACTGAGTTGACGATATTTCTTATTACATTGATCCGAGAATCTTCGTTGGCAAACAAAGTCTCTGCTTTAATGTTCCAATCTAGTATGTCCCACTGCAAAGCAATTCCATAAGGAGCAATCAACTCTTCTACTATTCTTTTGGCACTAGAAGCTTCAAATTCTTTAGTGATAGGCGCAGAATGAGGAACATCAAGCATGATAAGCTTAGAGGCGCATTCTAAAATGTACTGATTATTTGCAGGTTTTCTAGCTCTAAGTTTGTTCTCTACTATCAAATTATATTGTACACCATTCACAGTGAAAACAACATCGTCGTATTGCTTTGCTTGAAGAAACTCTGACAAGTCGGCTAAGACAAAATCGCCAAAAATGCAGTATTGTTCTAAGCTCGCTTCCACAGAAAAGGAAACAAGAGATTTAATTTGAAGAGCCATAGATCGTCAATGAGATAGAGTTAAGAATTGTTCTGGCATCCGTTTGAATAATGTATTGTTGAATGTTCTTATTTCTAAGCGGATTGTGTTCTAAGATATCGTATTGTTGAGATACCGCATTTATCAGAACTATATCAGTAATAGTGTAAGTTTGTAACAAACTGTTAAGCAGTCCTGAATTGCTGTCATACTCTTGTATGCTCTTCGAAATTAGTTCAAAAGGAATGCCGTACTCTTGCGTTAACGCTTTTCGAACAGCAGGGCTTGAACTAAAAAACTGGTAAAGCGCTTGTCTAATTTGAGGATTGTTGCCGTAATGCTGAACTAGAGATGCCGCAAGTCTTAGTCCGTAACCCTGAATTAAGGAATTGACAAACCGTGATAGCATTGCGTAGTCTTGGCTCAAAATAGCCCTCAAGACCGCATTTGAAAGGTCGTAGGACTGCACAACATAGGAGCGCAGTCCTACGCCACCCACTGTAAAAATCTGCTCAACTGTTGCAAAAGAATCAGTGAGAGATAGATTGGTTGCTGCTATCCAATCTGCGGAGCGGGTGGTGTAGGAGATGCGGATTTCTGAGATTGTTCCGTCAACATTGTAGGCGTAATTTCCGCTCTCTTCATACTCCCCAACTTTCATGGATTGTGTTGGATCTATGTTTCCAATACTTGTCCCTGATGTATCCTCAGTACCAAGGCTTGCCCCATTGAGATACGCTGTTATTTCGTCACTGTCTCGATCTATTACGCCAGCCAAGTGGATTTGCGTTTGCTCAGATATGGCTGCGGCTTGCTCATAAGAGTATTGATCGCCAGTGCCCTCAATAGCAATCCTCACAGCATCCAAGCCTTCTGTGACCACCATTTGGTACAGAGGGTTGTTCCCTGACACCCCCTTACTAACTATTGCGTGTTGATCCCGGTAGTCTCCATAAGCCGTTTGCCTGGTTAGAGAGGCAACACTCTCAATAGTAAAGTTGGAGGCCCCAGGATTGAGCGTTGATGAGGTGCCAAAATCTATGTGATCATCGCTCCCATCAAAATCCAACCCCTTACCAATGCCAGCGTCAACAAGATCCCCACTGTTCATGCTACCTTGAGGCGTACCGTGGTTTGTATTGCTGGTGCTATCTAGGATGCAACCTGCTCCCCCGCTAGGATCTTGCGCCATGTGGTAGACGGCTTTGAAGTTGGCATCCCAGACTAAACTGGCCGGGAAACTGCCGGTCAGTCCTATCTTACCTAGATCTTCAATTGGTACTTCCTCTATATCATCTAACGCGAAAAAACTTGAGCTAGAGGTGTATCCAGAGACATCACCAACATTACTTTCAAAAGTAGCCCCAGATTTCCAATAAGAGGCACAATTTGTCGGCATTTGACCAGCAGCATATACACCAGGAGAATTGTTCTGAACAAAAGCAACAATAATACTTTCTGTGCCGTCTACATCAAATTCTACTGGATCGGTGTACGGATTTTCTGCGGTAATAGTGAATGTACCAACCTTTACCCCCGTACCGGGCTCGCCATCCCAGTGATCGCCAGTGCTTGCTTTCTTCCAAATATATACATCAGATACTGTATAATCCGTACCGAGATGCCCAAACTTTAACCTAACAAACCCAGTAGATCCAGCAGTCTGTACTCCACTAGCTACTAAGACTCTCCTAGAATAAGCACCAGAGCTGGCACCCGTATCATGAGTTGGAGCGTTAAACAGGACAGTATTATTATCAGAACTGCTATTTTCAGATTGATCCGTATTGCTGTTAGTGAAATCAACCGTAATACCGGTATCGCTGGTGCTGCTTATTGTTGGGACTTTGGTATGGATTATACCCTTGCGGTTGACGGAATCCCAAACCTCGACCTCTGAGTAGAGCTGTTGCTCCGGGTAAAGCTGCGTAAGCTCGCTTGCGTCAGTTTTTTGATACAGCTCGGTTACCTGGGCATCCGACAGAACAAGGTCAAAAGTTTGAACATTTGCAAAATGAGGAACATTGTAGTTGCTGACTGCGGCGTTATCGCCAAGTCTACCCCAAACACCAGCCATGTTCGTAAGATATTCAGCACTAGACCTAACCCCATTGAGATACACCCAGTGGTGATTAGGAGATGAGCCTTCAACAACAGCGACATGATGCCAGCCAGTTGAAGCTATAGTCAAGTTTGTGGTTACAACTGATGAGCCGTTCCAAAAATACAGCCTGTTTGGCGTCCCAAAATTGCTAGCAACTCGTCCAAACGCTCTGGCGTTGGCCAGCTCCCTGAAGATGGTGTGATACTTGCTGAGTGATCCAATATAAATCCAGCTAGCCCAACTTTTGAAACTTTGATCAGTAGGCATATCAACCTTTCTGACCACTGAATCAATATCTCCCCCTTCAAGATATGGGATGTTTGACGGCCCACCGTTTACTTGGAGAACCATGTCGTAAATGGTTCCATCAGTGTTGCCCTTCTCGTCAACCAAAGTAGAACCACTAGCATTCTCCATCGTGAAATGGAGGCTTGCCAATCCAATGATTGTCTCTAGGAAATTGATTTTCAGCTTTTTCCAACTATCTGCTATTCCATCCAACTCGTCCCAAAGCGGCTTACAATCAAAGCCAGTTTTACCTACTGCTCCTTCTGATAGATTCAACGCAACTGGAAAATCAGTAAGCGTAGACCCAATATCTGCTGAGTCGATAGTATACTTGAGTTTAGTAGTAGGAACAGATCCGCCCGGAGCGTCTTCTATCTCTGAGACAGTCCAGAGTGTGCCAAGAAAAGCCTTGGCAGTGAGGTTGATCCAGGTTGCGGATCGGACGGTGTTGGAGATGCGAACCTCAGAGATTGTACCGTCAAGCCACCTGTCGTAATTAACAGCATCAGCTATTCTAAGGGCAGAACTAGAATCAGAAATTCTAGTTCCATTGGGAGTGGTGTATTCAGTGACCGTTTGGGGAACTCCATTAACACAAATCACCGGATTTGAAGAGGTGTCATTCCTATTTGCATGAGCCAGTGACAAGAAAACGTCTTGATTTTCGCTTTGCTCTGGTATACTCCACCTTCCTACGGAGCCATAGTATCCTTCCCCGTAAATCCATTTGGTATTTGCCTCAGCGGTTGCAATAAACCAGCTAGTCTTGTTTATAAAGTGTGTTCCCGCAGGGTCACTACCAGTTTGAGCATCAAGATTAAGGAATAAATCAATTGATAAACTTAGAATATTATTTAATGAGGAACTTGCCGACGCTTGTATAGATTCACCACTGCCATCAAAATCCAACCCTTTGCCAGCGCCAGCGTCAACAAGATCGCCGCTTGTCATGCTGCCTTGAGGAGTACCGTGGTTCTCATTGCTCGTACTATCTAATATACAACCTGCTCCCCCGCTTGGATCTTGCGCCATGTGGTAGACGGCTACATAGTTGGAGTCGTAGACGGATTGGGCAACCGTAGAGCCAGTTACGCCTACATACGTGCTATTATCATCCTGACTACCATCTGCGCTGATCGTGATATCTGCGCCGCTTGCAGCGTCTACGTCAACGGGGAGGTAGAGGACGGTGCGGCTTTCTGCTGTAAGTCTTGATGGTGGAGTGAAAGCGGCAGTATGCAAGGCTTCGCCTTTAATAACCTGAATGCTCTGCATGTAGCCGTTAAAATAGGAGTACGTACCATCGTCATTATGCCGCCCAATCCACAATGGTCTTGCAGAGGTGTTAAAAGTTGGCGCAGTAGCGGTATCCTCTTGCACCCCATCTATAAACAGTCTAAGTGTTCCTCCATCGTTACAAATGGCTACATGCACCCAATCACCGGAGTTTACCGTAGAGGTTGAATCTAGGCTGGTGCCAGAATATCCGTTGGAAAAACGGGCATTTAAATAGTTAGATCCTGTTTTTGTTATCTCAAAAGCAGAGTCGGGCCAATCTGTGGCAGTTGAGCTGTTGTACTCCCAGTGGCTAACAATAGCCATCAGGCCAGAGTGGGAAGTCTTCATCCAAAATTGGATGGTAAAGTCAGTGGAACTGGATAAGTCCCAATCACTATCGTCAAGTAAGCTAAGATAGTCGCCAGTGCCGTCAAAATAAATAGAACTAGAACTGTTTACCTTTTCGGTTGTGGAGTGCTGAACATCAGCATTTGCCGTTACAGTATGCCCACTATCTGACAGGTCAGTAAAGGTGGTGTTGCCATCCGACTGATTGATTGAGTTTATCAGCAACACAGTGTTGTCATTGATAGGGTCGTAGTAATCCCACTCATTCGGGCTGACCTCTATCGGGATCTGGATGCCGTCTTGTTCGGCTGAGATTTTTTTGTAAAGGGGGTCGGCTATGATCGCATCTGCTGAGTTGATGGTGAAGTTGTCAAAGGTTTGTGGCGATCCTTTTGAGGACAAGTAAATATACACATCCCCAGCCATGGTGAACGTGCCTGAAGCTGCATTCCCATCTGCGGTTGCAGAAACAACATTTGCGCTGTCCCTGACCAACCTTACCGTACCTGTATCGCCAGTGTGTGATATCGTTTTCGCAGTTTGCCATGTGCCGTTAAGTTTGCCGCTAAAAACCCAAGAGTTATTATCATTTCCAGCAAATAGTCTACTGTCGTTATCTACGGCAACATAGATTACGCAACCTGTTCCAGCAGCAGCGCTTAAACTTAAATCAACCTGTATATCAAATTCCCCGGACAGTTTGTAGACGCTAAACAAGTTGTATACATTAGAAGTCGAAACACTGGAATACAGTGAGTTAGACTGAATCTCATGTAAAGGGCCATTTAAGCCAAATTGCGCAGCAGTTGATCCGGCGATGTCCCACAACAACTCATTCGGGCTATCACCATCCTCACCAATAAAATCATCACTTGCTCTTGCTGCTGTGAGTGCAGTCTCGTCAAAAAACTCTGGGAAATCACCATATGTGATCTCAAGCGGCAGAGCCACGCCTGTCTCGCTGGTGGTGGCATCAGCGGGGTCGATGGAGTACCGGCGCTTGTTGGCGCTATTGACGAGGGAGGGATCGTATTCCATTTAGCGCACCTGAAAGCTATGCCAGCATTTTTGACAGACCCTGGCGATTTCTTTTGTTTGTTCTTCCATCCTGTCCCTCATCATGCCACCACATTTTGTACAGACGGCTGGGTTGGTTTTGCCGCCACCAGGCTCAAGCTCAACATACATCTCATAAGGTTTATTCTTGAGTTCTTGCTCCTGTCTTTCCTTTTCGCGTTGTGCTAGTTCGGCCATTTCCTCTTTTATCGAATCCTCGACCTGGAAAAGTACTTCCTCTAATGGCCAATCCTTATATGCAATGAGCAAGTCTTTAAACATCTGTTTTTGTTTGAGCGTATAGGTATTTAGCACACCCACCTCCAATGCGATCCTGTGACGTATTCCCACCCCGAATGGCAGCGATACCAGAGCACCCTGTGAGATACTCGATGACCGCCTGTACAGTATCGAGCGGAGGAAATATAGTTCTGTCGCTCCACCCAGGAGTCTGGGAAGGTGGCGTTCCACTCATCAAACAGTGGACATTCTGCCGCTGGAGCGTTGCGGTCAGCCATATCTGGCATTTCAAAAGCCAGGTGGCAAAGGCTTGCAGAGCCTCCAGAGAGACAAGTGCAACCAACCTCCGCATAGGCCTCCATGTCAGGCACACAACCAGATGGCTTATCTCCGCTGTTTGGCACGCTGCAAGGAAATGCCGTTTGAGGGTTGTCTGGGGAGGCTGCCAACTCAAGCTCAGCTCCAAAGCTCGGTCCATACCAATCATGCCCCTCAGACACCTTATCACGACCTCTGACGATAGTCACACCGCCGCCTGAAGAATCGCCACTCATGCCCCAAAACTCTGGCGGTATCCTGGTTTTATATGTCTCAACGGTCGAAGAGGGGTTGCCCCTCGCTGGGTATTCTGCCGTCTGAAGCTCCCAACGACCAACATTAGACCTCACTCCCTCGGTAACACTGCTGCAACCATCGCTTACAGAGATCATTGTTGCGCCGCAGAAGTTTTCCGTAGTTTGCAGTGTCACCACGGAGTCTGAGGTGGTGATGGTGCGACTGCCGTTCTTTTTCCAATATGTTCCGCTGTTGGTGGTCTTCCAGGTCTTCGTAGCCCGGCCACCAGTGACCATAAAAGACGCTGCGTTCCCTGCGCTGATGACTTCAGTGTTGACCTCATCTGGCCAAACTATGTCAGTGGCAAACTCACAACAGGCATTGGGGGTCGTGTCATACTCAGTATAAATTTTGCCGCAGGGATTCTTCCTTGGCTTAACCTTGATTATTAATCTTTTTCGTTTGCCGTCTTTATCTGTGAATACATCATTTTCGTCTACGGATATTCCTAAACTCTCAATCAATTCTTCTTTAGAGTACCCGTGCCAGACGCCTTCGTATACTTCACTACAATTTAGCTCTGGCTTTTCTTCGCAACAAATATCCTCCATCTGATCAGCCGTTTTATAAGGCTTGTCAGGATATTTGTACTTAATCGTCGTCTTGACTATCTTCTTTTTTGTCTTCATCAGCTTTACAAGCTAATTCTAGCTCTTCTCTATTTAGCTCTTTTTTATTGCAGCCGTCTAAAGTTACTATTACTTCGTAACAAATCTCCTCTACGCCCTCGTCTTCTCCGTTTTCTCCGGCTTCTTTCTTCTTGTCTTTTCCGTTAGTTACAGTCAAGTCCCCAAAGCCAGTACAGTTGCCACTGAGGTTCGGCATGCTTATTTGCAAAGTAGCTATTCCTCCTGGATAAAAAGCCCTTACTGTAGCCGCTGCTTTCGAATCTGCAGGAACTTGTCCAGGAGCCAAAGTGAGCGTAAATACGTCTTGATATATTTTGGTTTCTACAGAAACTGTGCCAACTACGCCGCTATCAAAATCTAAAAAAGAACCGTCAATGCTCCCTGTAGTAGGCGCTTGAATCTGATTCCCGTTCTCATCATAAACATCGCCTTGCCATTCAAGCCTAGGCGCGCTTGCGCTTTCCAAATCAATTGCAGTGTCGATACTGCTTTCGCCATTCAGATCGTACAACGTGGTCGTGTCTTCGTTCTCGACGCTACGATGTCCTAGACTTCCGTGAGAAGTGATTATATTGTACTCAAGGCCTGGAGAATGTCTGACAACAATTTCAGTGGTATAGGTTCCAGTGCCGTCACATTGCGACATATACTCAGCGTAGCGCCCTTGAATATCAATAGGGTCAGTGTCGACTAGGCTATACCCCTTCGCAGCATAGAACTGTTCAAAAGTTTGCGTCTCATTGTTAAATGACGGAGGGCGTTCTGACAAAGTTAGCCACTTGTTTAAGTTGCCTTCTTCGTCGTACAATCTGCCTCCAGAGTTGTCTGAAGTATTTCCACGATCTTCCGCAGTTACCGCGCCACCAGAAGACTTGTCAGTTTCTGAATCAGGCAGGGGATTGCCTTTATCATCTGCCAACTTGGTGCCGTCTTTGTCGTATCGAGAAACAAACGTTATGACAAGTTCGGCGTATTTCTTTTCGTCGGCCATTAAGCAGCCTCGCCCGCAGTCACTAGAGTAATCTTGTTATTTGATTGTGGAGATGCCGCAATCGGAACTGTTCGGGTTTCCCACAAAGCGATCGCCGCAGGATAAACATGGATCACACAAGTATCTCCGCTTGCCCAAGTACCAGTAAAAAAGTTGGCGTGTAGCGTTATGTAAGGCTTGCTAAATTCTGAATTAGTCGGGCTCCACTCCGTTCCTTTTTGACCAGAAGTAAGCGTAACTCCTGCAACATTGCTCGTTGCTACAAAATTCGTGGCGTCGCTGAAGGTGAGCGTGATAATTTGCTCAATCGTCCCAATGTTGTCTAAAGTAGGCGCATACGTGCTTGCGTCAACATCGCCATCTCCAGCAGTTGTAACTACAGGGGCATCAAAACTACATGCAACATCTCCAGGTTCGTACACTGAACTCGCCCTGGCATTTTCAGCCACTGTGTAATCGCTTGCCAGAGTGCCGACAATAGTAATCGTGACCTCCGTTCCAGATACCGAAACAGAGTCGATTTCATGGAACTCTTCGTTGCCTGAAATGTCGTCTGGATTGACTTTGGTGGTTGGTCTGATGGTGTCTCCGGTAACAAAGATGATGTCAGCATTGGCGAGACTTTCGTCCTCAACTTCGACTACCAGAGTGTTGCTTCCTGCAAGTGCGTCAGTTTTGAGACTGGCAACGCCGTACTTGCGTTCAGAACCTGTAATATCGGCTTGAGTGTTTGTTAGTGTCCCAGCAAAAAATACAAACCAATCATCGCCAGGAGTAACGTCATCAATCCAATACTGAGGAGAAATAAGAGTACCATCAGAATCGTCTGCTGCCTTGCAAAATACTTTGCGATGCTTTTTAGATCCTGACACTCTCTCAGCTTTAGTAACATGCGGCCAAACATTATTAACTACTCCACTTATGACTTGGACGGCTGACATTCTGCCTCCGTTCGTGCCTGCGTCACTAACTTCTTTTGGCAAATAAACTTTCAAGTCTGTATCTATCATTACACACCTCGCAGAAAAATTGATCCAGAAAATCTTTTATTATCGTTAGGTGGCTCCCACGTGTGCCACTCTTCCAGTTGTCTGTCAGTAACTATTACTTCGTAATCTACGCCATGATAATTAAGAACAACAGGAGAAATGCTGGACATCATGGCGTTTATAAGTTCAATTTGAAAAGAACAAAACCAGCCCTGCTTTTTTGCGCCTCCCAAGGCCACCAGTTCCATAGGAACAGAAGCGTTGAGTTGAAGACCTTGAATAACGTCAGCGCCCCCCAAAGTAGGCGCGACATTAATCATAGCGAGCGGTCTCTCTTCGTGTCCCCGAAGAATCAAATTGTCATTCAGAGGAACTCCGTTTAAAGTTACAGCCATTAGGACGCTCTCCTTGCCATTCTTTCTTGTTTTCTAACTAGTCCTGCAACGCTTTCCATGGTTGCCTGAAGAGAAAAGTCTCCGCTATTTGTTCTCAAATCTACGGTCACAAAACTGCCTCCTATTTTGTCGTTTGGAACAATTTTGCCGTCAGTATTGGGAACAAACAACTCTGGTCCTCGTTCTCCTACCAAATACTTGCTTCCTGCAGAAACTGGACCGCCTAAAAAGTTAGGCTGTGCTCTGCCAGAATCGGAGCCGCCTGAGCCTCCAGAAGAATTTAGTGCGTTAGCGGCTTCTTGTCTTTTCTTTCTAAGCTCTTCTGCCTTGTCTATCAAATTGCTTAAGTTGACCAATTCTCTTGCAGTTATTTCGTCTCTCTTGTCTTGAAGATAATCTAAGGTGTTCATAATTGCGGTTATTGCTTCATCTTCTTCGTTCCATCGAGACAATTGCTCTTCTTGATCTTTAATTGCTTGTTGATGCGTCGATATTCTTTTTTGCTCAGCTTGGATAATTAATTCGTAGATCGATTTGATTTGCTCCAACTTCTTAGCTCTCATCTCTTCCGCTGAAACAATCTCTTTTCCTCCGTCTTTTTGCTCTTGTCGAAGTTTCCTAAGCTCTTCCTTCGTCTCTTTTACTTTTTTGTTGTAAGTGTACCTTCCTTGCGTTGAACCTTGTTTATCTCTTATTTCGGCCCAATGCTTTATCATCTTCTTGAGATAAGTCTCTCTTCGTTTCAAAGCGCCTTCGTCTGCTTCTTGCTTTATTCCGCCTTCTGGCAGTCCTTCTACGAGAGCTTTTATTCTTCTAACGTACTCTTGATACTGCTCTATTTTTCCGGCGTCCCACAAGACTGCCGCCTTCTCTTTATAAGACTCGATAAGCGCCAACTGCTGATGCCAGGCTTCTTTAGACCCTTCTGCGGGTGCTCCAGGAGAAAGTCTGCTAATCTCTTCTGCAAGGTCCAGTTCGGTGCTTAGCAAACTTGCTCTAGCGTCCGCTATTTGCTGTTCGATCCCTTTTATGTTTTCTTTTATAGATTTTGTAGCTGCTGCAAAATTTGCATCAAAACTTGCTGCAAACTCCTTAGCTCTTTGATCAAGCATGTCTAAAGAGTCTTGTAAACTGAAGCCTTGCGTCAGTTCTCTTACGTCCACGTCTATTGCGTCTATAGAGTCTCTGAGCTCTTGATTGATCTCTTGTGCCAATACTTTAGCAGCTGCCAACGCTTGAGGCGTGTCGAACACTATATCGCCTACTTCAAACTCTTTGCCAAATTCTTTTTCTACCTTTGCTCTCAAATCAGCAACTTGTTGGATCACTTCTATCTCTTCTTCACTGAACTTTTGTCGCAACTTTGAAAAAGGCGTTTCCAAGTCTTCTGCGCTAATGCTTCCCATGCTTTTAAAAGCATCAGAAACTTTCAACAAGTCATCTCTGATTTTTAAATAATGGTCGTTGTACGTTTCAGAGCCAATGTCTGGAATATCAAAACCCAACTCGTCTATAGCAAGTTTGCTAATGTCGCCTTTGAACGTGTCAACTAAGTCTTGCCAATACCCTAACCAACCTCCTACGCCTCTTGCTGCTCGCCCTACTAAAGAAATTCCTTCTGCAATATTGAAAAAATACGACTGAAGAACTTCTGGATTAGACAGGCTTTTGGCAGTCTGAGCGATCGATTCTGAGACGCTTTCAAGGAGTTTTTGTCCTTCTGTAGACTCTCGAAGTTTCTTTAGTCCAATCGCCACAGACTCCACTGCTTGGCGCATAGAGGCAAATGCTCCTCTGTCGTCCCCTACGGATTTTACCAAAAGCTTCCACTGATTAGTGACTCTTGTCAAGGCTCCTTGCATAGTGTCCATTCTTCTTTGTGCTGCTCCAGAATGCCACTTCTCAAGCGTTTCTTGTAAGGCAGAAAGCCCTTTCTTTGCTTCTAGTCCTCCAACTTCAATTATGCCGATCATCTCGCCCATGGTCATTCCAAGCCCTTGAGCCATGGCTCTCATAGCAGTAGGAATTTGTTCCCCCATCTGCCTTCTTAGTTCCTCCATGGAGATGACGCCTTTACCAACCATCTGCTGAACCGCCACAGTGACCAACTTCAGATTTTGCGAACCTCCACCAAAAGCAGCTACAGCGTCAGATAGCGTGTCCATCATGCCAGAAACATCGTGTAGTCCTGACGTTTTTAATTTAATAAACGAGTCTGTAAGCGCATCAATGGAGAAAGGCGCTCTTTCGGTGAACTTGATTATTTTTTCAAAAGCATCTGCTCCAGCTTCTGAGCTTCCAGCAGCGGTATCCAACATTACTTGAAGCTGTTCAAGCTCGCTGTTTATTGCAGAAAACCCTACAGTAGCAGAAGCAGCAAATCTAGAGACATTGGCAAGTGCGTTAGAAAGCTGTTGAAAAGCGCCAGCAGAGACTTTTTTAAAGTCAATAGTCTTGAACGTAGTCTTGAGCTTTTCCGCGTCTTTAGAAACAGAATTGAGTTTCCTTTTGATTTTAGGAAGCTCCGTGTGTGCATTGCTTCTAACGTCAAGAATCAATTCTGCCATTACTTTTTCTCCAGCTGCTTCTTTATTACTTTTCTGCTGAAATTTCTAACAGACAAAGACAAAGAAAGCTTGTCTTTCTTTTCTACGTCAAAATACTCTTTCATTGCATGTCCAATTGCTGCATCTGATATTGATATAGGACCATTGGCTCCCATTATCAGCTGATCTTTGCAAACATTGTACAGAACAAGGATCGCCTTGTTATAATCATGAACTCCTGGCCGACACATTTCACAAGGCGTAAGGTCTTCACTGCCGAAAGTTTCAACACAAGTCTCACAATCAGCAGTGGCGTACCAACGTGCCAGCTTTTCTAGTTTTTTGCGGCGTCCTTGCTTTCCTTTTCTACTTCTTCAGCAAACTTTGCGTGTTCTCTGTCTACCCAAGCATTGAAACGCACGCTTCCTTCTTCGGTGTTTATTGCAAAGTCTTTCATCTTAGCAAGATTCGATTTGCTGTATTCAATAGCCTCTCCGTTTGCAAGATAAAACCCGCTCCAATTCTTAATGCAACGTCTTGCTACTTCATTTTCTCTCTTGTGGCTGTCTAATGCCATTGCTGCTCCAGTCACATCGTTAACAGACATTTCAGTAGAAGCCGCTTCGCACTGAGAAAGCTCGTCTAAAGTAAGAAGCTTTATTGTCACAAACGCCCCGTCTGGGTCGTTTGGTACGTAACATTGTTTTGTCTTTTCAAGAGAAAGTCTCATATCGTATCCTTGTGGTGGTTGAATTGTCCCCTTCCCCGAAGTGCCAACCACCACAGGAAGGCAGTTGGGGTCGGGGACAAGTTGTTAATTAATCACACGACTCTAGTCCTGTATAGCCAGAAACTACTAGAGGAGTAGCGCCATGAAGCTCAGTAGAAGCAATTCCAGCCGCAAGATCTCCAGCCGCTTCAAGAGTAGCCTCGTTCCCTACGTCCTCTTCCACTACCAAAGTAGTTGCATTTACAGCTTCCGCTTTGAGATAATAAGGATCAGCTCCAGCGGCATTGTCGAGAATCAAAGTGTCGCCAACTTCGAATCCCATTTCGATGAATGAACCACCTCCTGCTAAAGTGAACGTTCTTGTTGCGACAGTGTACGAAAGATTAGTTCCATTAGTGTTGCCTGTGTGAGCAATAAATAATACAAACGCTCCGCCAGGCATGTAGCTCAAGGAACCAGTAAAGAGCCCATTAGGACTGTCTACTTGAGGATCAGACATAGATCCTACATAGAGGCCAGAGGCCGGGTCTGAAATCAAGTCAGGAGCAGAAAAGTCACAACCTTGCTTTACATAGAGCCTTACATCTGCAAGCTTGGTAGAGTTTATCGCTGCGTCTCTGAACTCTTCCAGAGACGAATCTCCTGGAATAAAATTATAGTTTACCGAAGTCTCTTCGTAGGTTCCACCAGAGGGAACTACTAGAGCGATTCTCCGGCCCATTTCTGCTACTGTCTGCGTCTCCATTGTGAATCCGAGACAAAGACCCATTCCTTGCAGTCCTCGAATCGTTTTCTCATTGGATTTGCGAGCATGAAGCACGACAGCGGCGTTTTGTGCGAGCACAAAGTTTACCGGGTTAGTCTTTAAAGCCATGCTTTCCTCCTAATTGGAATCATTTTGTCCGTAAAAATACTTGTACGGAACATTTAAAACGTGCTTGTAAAATGGGGCATCATTTTCAACGCCAACGGATCTTAGTTCTCTCTCATCAAAAGTGATGCCGTCGATACTGTCATTAAAAATAGTATCTAACGAAGATGCAATTTGCCGAGCTTTCTGTGTGCCTTTTCCTACGTAAGTAAAGATCTCTATAGTCAATAGGCCAGACATTAAGCTTGGCGCTCCCATACCCATTTCAAGAGGTTCAGAAGTTAAGTCTCCTGAATCCAGAATTGAAATGTGCTCTTCATCTTCTTTTGTTAAGAAAGTGTTTTCAAACCGCACAGGAACATCGCTAAAGTTGCTTGATATAAACACTTCTATCGTTCTTCTCAATTCAGTATAATCAATCATAACTTAGTCCTGTTCAGTTTTCTTAATCTTGCTTCTAGGTCATTCTCGAAAAACACGGTGGCTTTTGCGAGCATGTTTCCTGGAGACAAGTCTTCCGCCAATGATGCGTACGGCATATTGTTGTAAAGATAAATTCTTTTGTCGTAACGGATTCTAAAATTGAACTTTGGCACATTAGGCCTAGGCCTATTTAAGCGCTTAGGAACATAAGAGCTTCTTCTATCTGTAGAAAGCTTCCAGTTGAACCGCATAGCTCCAGTAGTTACGTGAGAATCGTTAGCAGCAACCGCGGTCTTCCAAGCGCCTTTCGCTGACGCAGTAATCTCTCTACTGGCCAGGGCTCCAAACTTCTTAAACTCCTGGTCTACTTGTCTTGAAAAACTAAGCGCCATCGGGAGTTCTCGTTACGTGCAAAAAGTACGCCGCGCCGTATTGATCCGGCTCGACTAACACTATTCTGTGCCTAGTTCCTTCTGGAAAAACAACCGCTCCTCCAGCTTCTGGCACTACTTCTTCAAGATCAATTCCTGCCATTACTACGATACAAGTGTCTTCAGAGTATGACATTGTCGCCTTTTTCTCTGTTGAGATATTGTATCTGGCCGCAGGAATCGTTTTAGGGGTTTCTGGACTTGTCACGCTGCCGTCATTAGGGTCATAGCTTTCAGAAGAAGGAAACAAATAGGTGTATTCTCCAGAGTAGAATTCATCTATAAGCTCTTTTGCAGCTTCTTTAAATTCATCAGCTAAGCTCATGTTCTCACCAATGAGATTGATCCGCCCATAAACGACATTTCGCAATAAACTTGCATTAACGCATCAGGATAACCTGTGTGTCTCGCTGTTCCTATTCCTTTTTGAGCTCCTCCTTGGTAATACTCTACAGACTTTTCTAGCTCTCCCAGCTTCTTTCGCTCTAAGCGAAGATTTCCTTTAGCTGGATCGTCGTTTGCAGGATCGCCAAAAAGATTGTTTTTAGAAGAGGCGTAAGCATACCAAGCTACCGCTTCTTTAATCAAGTCTGGGATTGCTTCTTCTTCTACTTCTTCTGTTGCAGAATCGTCTTCCCAGACAACTTCTTCAGAACACGTCCATTGAGTTTGCGCGTATACACTAGCTTTTGCAATGTGCCCTTCTTTTTCTGCCTCGCTAAGTGCCAGCCAAGACGTCTTGTCTGATAGAAAGCTGTCAGACTCTGCAGGCGTAATCACAGCAGTGTTCATTACTTCTCCAGTTCCTGGCGCACATAGCTACGCTTGAATCTTTCGCCACGAGGCTTGCCGATTCTTTCGTAACCTTCTCTTGCCATCTTATTAAGACTGTTAAGATCGAGCGCCATTTCTTTCTTAACAGTCTTCTTTTTCTTAGTCTCCGCCATGGTCTGCCTTATTAGTTATGCAGCAGAAAAGCAATACCAACTTGCTTACGATCTACTACACGGTCCCAACAAGCAGCTGCTGCCAATTCTGCTAGCGTCGCGCTGTTTCCTGCAATTCCTGCGTCAAGACACTGAAATCCATAAGGGTGAATTACAATATTCTCACGTGTATGGAGAATGTCTTGTCCAGCACCATTACCAGCACTCTCTACGCGCTCAACTTCTGAAGGAACAGACAGGCGTCCATAACCAAGAGAAAAAGCGCCTGGAGAGAACAGCATGGTTGTATACTGAGGAGTATTGCTTCCTGCAGTAACAGTCAGAGAATCGTCAACAACGAGACGATATCCAAGATAAGTAGGAATAGTTACTTCTCCTCTTGCGTCCGGGATATAGTCGACGAGATTCTGCTTTTGCAACGTGGTGTAAGTAACAGAATGGACTCCAAGAGTAGTCAGCGCTTCTGCATGATCGCCCATGGTTTGCTTGGCGTCCAGCACCGCCTCCGCGCTAATGTAGTTTGTAGAAGCAGGAGACGCAACGTCAGAATAAATACTTACGAACATGTCATCGGAGTCGTTAGCGTCGTTGTCCGCCAGAATACCGTTACACGCCGCGATAAGCCGCTTCTCATTGACAGTCGCCCAATAAGCAGCTACCCTGTTCACAATCGCTGCCATAGGATCTTGAAGCGATAGATCCCGAGCAAGATTCATCGTGGACCAAGACCTGTGAAGATTGGCAGAATACCAAATCTGCTTCTTAGCAGAAATCTTGCCAGGAGTTGCAAGGTTTGCCGGATTGTCCGACATGATATTAGGATCAGCAGAAGTGTCAAGAGGAGCGAAGAACGGCATTTCACCCGTTCGTCCTCCAGTTTGCGCCATCTCAGTCAGCGCTGGATCTTCTACGAGGATTCCGCTTTGAATGAAGCGATTAAGCTCCGTCTGTGCTTCTTGTACCGCCCCATTAAATGTAAGCGGCTCGTATACGTCAGTTATTCTTGTTTCAGCCATTTGAGTTCTCCTTTAGTGACAATAAAATAGGGGCAAGTACCCCTTTTTAAGAGAGATACTGCCCCTAGCAGAACGTCTTGCAGGCTCTGCCTACAAAACTTATCTCGCGCTACTTTTAGACGCTATCTAAAAGCCGCTTAACTATACTTTTCTTTCAATCTATTAAAACGCTCTGGATCACCTTTAGCGATCTTGCCTTGTTCCGTCAAGTTGTAACTCTCGCTCTTCTTGTCGAAGAACTTCTCAGCGGCATCAACTCTTCCTTCTGCTGAGCCGTTGCCTCCTCCGCCAGAATTTCCGCTATTCACAAAGTGCTTTCCTACGTCAGAAGCTGTCCAACTCTTGACAAAATCTGACACTGGATTTTCACCTGCCATGACAGAATCGTCGTCTGTAATTGAAACTTCGCTTAGTAGAGTATTTACAGCAACGTCCATTAGTTCAGGGATTACTCCGCTTTCTGCCAAAGACGTTGTAAGCGCATTTTTCTTTTTGGTGGTCTTCAGTGCAGAGACTAACTCATGATTTTTGCTTTCTAAATCTTTGATCACTTTAGCGCTCTGCTCCTTCTGTGTCTCGTACATTTTCTTGTATTCACCGTCTTTTTCAAGCTTTTCGTTCTTAAGCTTGGAAAGCTCTTCGGAAGCAGCGTTCAGTGCTTCAAGATCTACATCAGAAAACTTAGAAAGCTTTTCTTGCGCGGTTTTGACTTCCCTAAGAAGCTCTTTGTTCTTAGCTAGAAGTCCTTCTGTTGCAGCTTTGACTGCCTCATCAATTTCTGACATTTCCTTCTCCTGTGGTGTGGTGGTTTATCTTCTTCCTTCTACTTGCGCTGGCGTCGCTGCGTCTTGTCCTTCATTTTGCTTAGAGTCAGGGTTTTCCGTAAATTTAGTCGTATACTTAGCTGAACTTTCAGCTAATCTGTCAGCAAGCTCCACCTCTTTGTCCATCCTGTCTTTGGCTTCTTTCTCTATGTCAGCAAGCTCGTCTTCAAGCTGTCTGTCGCCATCAATGATCTCGCCTTTCTTAAGAAGTTCAAACAAAGTTCGCTTGCTGAAGCCTTCCTTAATCACAGCAGACACATAAGCAGAAACATCTGCTCCGCTTAGCGTCATCGGCATGAAGTCTGAATTTATTTCTAAAAGGACTTTATCTTCTGTATATCCTGCCCATTCGCAAGCCCAATTGATTACTCTGGTCATTTCTTCGCTTAAGCCTTTGACCATTGCAGAAAGGCTTGCGGTTTCAGATACGCTTCTGATACTAGAAGAAGTAGCCGATTCGTCGTAAGCGCTCTTAGGCACTAGAATTTGAGAAGCAAGAAGAACAATATTAGCAAAAGTGTCTTGCATAGAAGCTGCAACTTGCCCAAGTCCTTTGCCTGTGAATTCCAACATTCCACAAGTAGCTCCTATTGGGAGCATCCAAAGCTTTTGAGGACCAATAGTCTTAGGCGCGTTTGGATCTTTAGGATCTACTCCTACCACCCAAGGAGTAGGCAATGCGGTATAGTGAAGTCCGTGCTGATAATCTGCATCTTTCATGTACCAATGAAAGTTCTGCTCTACTAATGGAAGAGCAGCCGGAGATTTCACTTTAATTCCTCCATGAATTTCAAAAGGAATGTAATTCAGCGGTTTGTTGTTTTTTAACGGAGTCTTAATTTCTACAAGCTCTTTGTTGTGATTGTAGACCTCTTGCAAGTAGGCGCCGTTTTCTAACTTAAGTACTCTGTAACGATTCTTATACTCGTGCGTAAACTCGTCGTTAGAGACGTCTTCCGCTTCTTTTAGTACAACAAGACTAAGCACAGTAAGGTTGTTCTTTGTTTCTGTCTTCCAATTTATAATAGACGAATGATCGTAGAAGGCCAACCTTGGGCGAACATTGTTCTTTTCTGCGTCTGCTTTGGACTGATTAGGATCTGAAGGAGGATATTCTACTAATGTTCCGGCTCGTCTGTACCTTAAGAACGTCTCTACCAAATTAGAAACATATACGTCAATCGTCGAACCTTTGCTGTCGATATTCTGCAGAAATTCATGATTTCTATCAAGCCCTTCTATGATTATGGGCTTTCGCATTGTCATTCCCTGAAAAGTTTCCAGAGCATGTCTAGCGAACATAGGAAATTCGGCTCTTTTGGTGTACGCTTTATACTGAGCGTCGTCCATTTCGTCCAGCCTAGGCAGATACTCTTCTCCTAGGGAATGAACATGAGTCTCAGAAATACAAGCGTCGTGCATCTTTTGCCAACTAGGAAGCATTGCACGATATTCGGCGTGCTGGTAATCTACATTATTCGACATCTTCTTCCTCTTTTATTGGCAAAGCGTAAAAAGTAGAGTCTATGATTACAGGCTCGTCTATATTTAAAGCGATCGTTACTGATTTTATTTTTTCAGGAAGAACAATGACTTCTCTAAGTTTTTCCAAAACGTCTTCTGAAGACACAAGTTTTGTGGTCTTGGCAATCATAGTCCGCCTACAGAAGTAACGAACATTTTGTTAGGCCTAACAGGAAAATGGTGCTCTAAAGGATAAGTTCCCGCGTCCGTAACATCATCTCCTTTCGTTGCTCCTTTTTCAGGCAATCCATTCCTATCGTACGCCTGTTTGACTAAAGAGTCAGTGAATACTGGACACTTCTCCGTATCTACAAACGCTCGTCTTACTCCATCTGCCGTACAAAAAGCTGCGTTAGCGGAAGTTATTCGATCTTTGATAGGCGGATTATGCGCTCTCTGCACCACTCTCCAACCTTCTCTCTTCATTATAGAAATGTCAGTAATCGTAGCATTCACACTCTTTCTGTTGTCTCCTGTATTGTCAGGATACAAAACACGATCGTCGAATTTCTCTTTAGGAAAACGGTCGTTAAGCGCACGAATCGTATCAGGAGTGTCAAAAGTGTCGATCACTTCATGAGCTGCCACAAACACCTTAAGCGGCTGGCTTGTGGGGTTCTTTTCGTGCTCTGGCTGCAAAATACGCTCAACCCAAGTCACTGCACACCCTCTGCCTACGTTAAAGTCCTGTCCAGTATGTAAAGTTTCGCCAGGTCGAATTTCAGTCGACATGTGGTTGTGTTCAACATCAAAAGAAGCCCAGACACCAAGACTATTCAGATTGACGAACTCTCCTTCTAGATATGCAGAGATCAGTTGAGGAGGATAGGAGGACTTCAAATCATCAATGTAGTCAGCAGGAAGATTTTTTCTGTTAGAGTAAGTACTCATCTGAACGAGCTTGGTGTCTGGAGCCGGGCTTCTTTTGAAAATTTCATACGTCCCACGAAAACCTTCAGGTGTCGTAGTGACGAATATCTGATTCTTCTTGTAAACAAGCTTCCCATTGGACTTTTCCCGATCGACAACCTTCTGTCGACACCTGGCTTTGACCTTCATGAACATAGAAATTGCCTTTTCTGTTGACAATATGTCCATCTCATCCAGGAAAGCGTCTAACACTTCAAAGCCTACCAATCTTTCAGGGTTGTCCATAGACCTGCAGAATATCTTTCCAAAACCTTTCAGGTACACTATGGATTCTGATTTGTTTAACGAATGCTTTAAGCCTATTTTTGGAAGAAAATCGTCCAACTTCGCCCACAAAATGTCTCTAATTAGTGGGATTGTAGGCGCACAATATAAAAAGTCTGCTTCAGGAAACTTTAAAGCGGTGCTTATCAATCTAAACATTGCAAATTCAGTCTTTCCTGCACCAAAACCTGAAACAACCGCAGTTTGCTTGGCGGTAGACATATATGCCTCAGCTTGCGGAGCTGAAAGCTCAATGTTCATCTTCTTCTCTTACAGTAAAGCTTATCGAGACAGGCGTATTTTCAATCGCCGTTTTGTCGCTTACCGCAGAAACTGCCTTCCCGTAGCGCTCAGGAGCAATCTTTTCTAGCAATATAGTTGCTGCGTTCACTTCTGTGTTGCTTTCTGCTTTTTCAATAACGTTGAGAAGGTTTATTATTAGTTTAGACTTGGCGAACAGCTCTGCTTTGACTAGCGCGACAAACCTTTCAAGCGACAATCCTTGTCCTTGCAATGCTTGGTTGAGCACGAAGTTAGAAATTTCAGCATTGTGTGCACTCTCTTCTACAGACAGACCTTTGCCTCTTGAATCCATATACACTTCAATCTCATATGGACCAATGACTTTGTCATAGAAGTTCTGATCGCTGAAGTCCGGGAACATGCTTTTTGCTTGTTCTACCACTTCACTACGAGGCAGTTTCGCTTCTTCTAACAAATGCACAATCTTGTCGTAGTTGGTGCGTATGCTCTTTAAATCTGATTCTTTCATTGTACTACCGTCGATTGCTGGTGCCGTTGTTGTCGATAGTAGGTTGTCGAACGGCTCTTTTATTTTTTCTTGAGGAAATTATTGCATGTTTCTTGATGAAAGTCAAGGGATATTTTGGCCTAGTGAGTGTAGCGTTTAAGGTTTGTTTTGTTTTTAAGGCTTGTTTTGTGGTGGCGGTGGTTGGGGTTAATTTTCAGGTTATGTTTTGTTAGGTGGAGGATTGTCGGGTGACGGGTGGACAAGTGCCGCGCGGCGACGATCGGATCATCCCCCACCATACCCCGAATCCCTAGCGCCTATAGGGTTTGCTGCTCGCCGCTATCCCTTTGTTTGCTATCGTTTGCGGAGCGCAAAATAAAAATCATTAAAAACGAAAAAAAGTTGTTTTTCCGCTTGACATTCGATGCGAGATGAATCAAAATTTTTCTTAACAAGGTTGGATGAGCCAACCGAATTTAACCAAGACCAATCCTGGTCTACTGTCCAAGGAGGACACCATGCAAGAGACTATGACTATCCAAGAAGCCTGTTCCGCAATCGACTACACTCCTGCTGCTGGTTTTGAAGACAAACCAGAGAAAGAGCAATGGGCGATGATTCGTGCCAAGAGGATCGAAAGAGAGAAGAAAGCAGCAGTTGGCACTCTGGGGCTGTTCATCGAAGATGCGATGTTCGATACTCTTCCAAGCGACGTACAAGGCGCGATCAAGAGCCTGGCTGTTAAACGATCAGGCGGTGGAGGTGGCGGTGCACGCAAGAACGTCTTCATGGAAACGTTGAAGGCGAGCCTCAAAGACGTTGGCGATCAAGTATCTGAGCTTGATCTCTTCAAAGCATTGAAGATGGGGCGTGGAGAGATTCGTGCCAAGATTCGCGAGAATCTCAAGAACGCTGATGCCAAAGATCGGTTCTGGGTTGAGCTTGACGAGGAAAACGAAGCCTGGACGCTGATCGGCACTGGTAAGAAGCAGCCCAAAGGATGGATGGGTAATCCGATCGACTAACGGCCATCTGCCAACCACCAACGACCCTGGCTACCATAGCAGGGTCGCAATCAACACAGGAGACCTACTGACATGAAAGCTATCTGCTTATTAGTAATCGCCGCTTGCCTGAGTGCTTGCTTAACTCTGGTTGCTACGCCTAAGAATTCTCTACTGGTGGCCAACTACCACCGATATGCGATCGGCAGTCAACTGCTCGACCTGGAAACTGGAAGATACGTGGATTGCGATACTGACATCGACTGTCAAGAGAAGACTGGCATTAGTTACTAATACTGTTTACTCGCCTACCGACAGTCTCCCCTTAAAAGCACCCCTTTAAAACAATAGCTTATAGGTTTTTAATAGACAATATTAAAAGCTTATAAGCTGTGTTGTTTAAGAGAAACTGTCTCTAAAATCCACGACGTGAGCACTACGCCAACACGACGCCTGCACGACGTTACAAAACACACCTTAAACGCTAGCCAGTCGCCGATCGGTGAAAGTCCACGACGGACACGACGCGTAAAAAGTCGATTTTTCTTTAAAAATACAAAAACGAATCAATCTCATTTTAGGCGTCGTGCGCGTCGTGGAAATCGGCAACCGCCTGTTTTCACTCGTTTTTATTACCTTTTTGTAACGTCGTGCAGGCGTCGTGTAGACGTCGTGGAAATCCGAATCCAGCGTAAACCCTCGGAATCACTCAAAATCCAGTCGCCCGCAAACCCTAGCCAGCGTAGGGATTGCGCCAAGCGTCGTGCGCTTTTAAGCGATTTACAAAATCCTATAATTCCTAGGACTTACGCCCGTCGCCCGCAAACCCTAGCCAGCGTAGGATTTGCGCGAAGTCGCGTCCGCGCGAAAAAATCGCTTGACTTTTCGTTCCAAAATGATCAAAATTTATTTAGAAGTAGGGAAGCACACAACCATCAATCATCAATACAGGAGAACTACTGACATGAGACTATGGCACTACCAATTATTGCCTCAATTGCCCAAGCAATGGCTACAAGGGCAACATAGAGAATGTTGCGCTTTGCGCGGGTTAGGCTGGGGCAAGCCTCACGCAACGGTCGATTACGTATTCAACCACCACTACGAAATGCTTTATCAGTACCACATGGAAGTTATGCGGTACCTAGAATTGCAACATAGCGTATGTTGCGATGTTAAGTGGACCTTCAAGACCTGGCGCGGTCGGGGAATTGGGTACGTGGACGCTAAGAAACTGCCGAACGGCGATCGGCGAATATTCCTCAACTATCCTGAGCACAATCCAGCTTATCTTGAAGAGTGCTTGAGCAATCTGGACGACAAGGGCGTTAGGTTGTATTGTCCTGCGCCAACAATCAATCAAAGGAAAAGCCATGAAGACGTTCGTACTGAGGCTGCACTCACAGCATTTTGTTGAAGAGTGGGAGCACGACACTTGGCAGTCGGCGCTCGACACGTTGAGAGAGTTGTATCCCGGTTTTAAATCGCAAGACGTCTACAGGGTATTGATCACGCGATACGAAACTGATCCTTCTGGGAATCAATCAGCAGTCATCTTGCATGACGAGGAGATTAAAGATGAGACGATATGACGAAGACTTTTCAGACTTTTTCGAGACGGAAGAAGACGACAAGGTATGTGCTAATTGCAAGAACCTTATATATTCTGCTGGAAGTAGGTGGTGCACTGAATACGACTTAAAAATTCAGAGACCTTTAACTACACATTGCGCATGCTTTGAGCCTAGGGAGACAGATTAAGATGAATAAACAACAAAGAGACCTTTACGACCTTAAGCAGAACCAGAGAGTGTGTCAATGTTGTAACGGAACTGGCTTCAAGCCGATCGGCAGTCAGGAAGCAGCAAGCATCGCGCTTGAGAAATTCATGGAAGACATTAAAAAAGGGATAACAATTGAAGAAAAAATCCTGATCATAACTGCCAAACCTATGTCAGGGGATTCTATCCGATCAGTTATGAAAAGACACTGTCCTGACGTTGATTCTGACTTGGTAACGTACAAGCTTATCAACATGCGAGAAGAGGGCCAGCTGACGTACCAGAAACACAGCGATCAGTATAGGAATCCCAAAGTCAAAAAACAACTGTCAATCCTTAACTTACTGAAGAACAATGAACAATATTGATTGGGGGATAACGGCTTGCGTCGCAGCGGCTTACTTCTTATGCAAAGCTGTGTGGTATACCGGACTTTTGATTATTGATATCACATGGGAATTGTGTAAGTTGTTGCATTTTGCCTTTGGGCAAGAGGTTATGGAAGCGCTGCAATCGGCGTTTGAGAACTTTGAAGATTTGCTTAACGACTGGAGGAATAAATGAACACGGCCTTAATTTTGCTTGCTTGCTATTTGTTGATCGGAGTGATCTGCTTTATTCTGTTTGCAGACGACACCGTTGCAACTCCGCTTGACGTTGCGTTGTTTATCTGTTTGTTTCTGTGGCCTGTGATAGTGTACATCACAATGAGAGACATGTTTATAGAGGAGAAAAACAATGACACCAAATAAACTGTACGATTCGCCAACAACAGACGGCATTATATTGCCAACAAGAATAGCAGATCCATTTGACGAGGACTTTGAGCCGCAAATAATGGAAGTGCTAATGAGCTTGCCGATTATCAATCGTTACAATGGCCACACCTCGTTCCCGTATTCAGTAGCACATCACAGTTTGTTGGTTGCCGAAATAGCGAAATACAAGTACGGTTACGACAAGCCTCATGCGCAGTTGATGTTCTTGTTGCATGATGCGGCAGAGGCGTATCTTCAAGACCTTATTAGGCCGCTTAAGCGTTTTAGCACAAATGCTTACCTAGAGGCGGAAGAGCGGATAACGAGAAAGCTTTTCAATGCGATGTTGAGCAAAGGGCAAGCGTTAGATTGGCAATTGCCAAGGTTTCAACACGTCGTCAAAGAGATAGACACTCGACTAGCGTTGACAGAAATCCTGTTCTTTTTTCCAGAACACGAAGACCCTTTGCCAGGATGGGAGCCGTACGACATTGAAATCTTATTCGATTCTTATCATGACATTAGGATAGAGTTGATAACGAAAGTGCAAGCTCTTTTGGAGGCGTTGAGATGAGCGACACTATCGGCAAAAAACATGATAGCGGCAAGCCCAGGTGGTCATTACTGCCGTGGCAGCAGGTCGAACAGGTTGTTGATGTGCTGACCTTTGGCGCAAAAAAATACGAGGAATACAACTGGCAGCGGGTGCCTGACCCGCAAGATAGATATGGATCAGCGGCTATGCGCCATATCTCAGCGTGGATGAGTGGGGAGATATTCGACCCTGAGTCTGGCAAGCATCACCTGTCACACGCTGTCTGTTGTCTTCTTTTTTTGATGTGGTTCGATTGTCAGGTTACGGCTGAATCGTCCCAAAACGGCACCAAGGTTTAACGGTTAGCATGGCACACGTAGGTAGTAGAGAACAATTCGCGCAAAAATAGCGCAGAGAGCAAATGGAGGGTTTATGGACAACCAGCACACTGGATGGATGCCACTGCCAGCCCCGCCAGAGGAGGTGTGAGCATGCCGATTAAACGAGTCACTACAGTTGATGTTACGCCAACACCAAAAGAGCTTGCCGAGTGTTTTTGTCACTTCGGTGCAGATCAACAAGCACTGTTTTTTCATTATATCGCTTATCTTTCGGCTGAGTGGGATGGAGGCTTGCCGAGCCAGCTACAAGCCGTTACTGACAGTCCGAAAATGTCACCATCTGCCCGTGCGGTGATGAGGCTGATTGGCGAGTATGGTGCAGAAGCGTCAGAGGGGGAGTGATATGGCAAAAACGGCATTGATTTTACAATACCCGTTGTTGTGGCCGACTACCAGCCGACGAGGAAATAGGAGATAGAAATGAAGAAAGAAAAACTGCAAGACATCATGCGGTTCTACAAAATTGCCGCACCGATGAGAGGAACTGGAAGAGGTGGTCGAGTGACGAACGACGATCTACAAAGAGCAATAGGAGACTATTTCTACAAGGAAAAGTTTGAGGAAGGTAACAAGTTTTCTGCAGAAGACGCTAGGCACATGAGGCTACGGCGTAGATTTCAGCCCATGAAAGCATACAGGTTTAACAACTTGAAGTCTCACGAGCAAGAGCGATTGTTCGACGATAACAATGGATGGATCGCAGAGAAAAAAGAAGACGGCTGGCGTATGTTGTTGACGCACATTCCCGGCGACAGATTGCATGTGTTTGGTGGCAATCTGAGCACTACGGAGTTTTTGCCTGTAGATTACACGTATCATTTGCCGGCGATGAAATTAGACGTTAGAAATTCGTTTGTGCTAGATTGTGAGGCGATATGTGAAGATCAGGTATTAACACAAGAAGGATTCCCAACCACCAATACTAGAGAAGCTGTTGCAGCGATACTAGGCTCAGGAGCAGAATTGGCTGTAGAGATTCAAAAAGAGGCTATAGTCAAGTTCATCTGCTTCGATGTGTGGCAGCCAGAAGAAAAAACCTTGTCAGCAAGGAAGAAGCTTCTCTCGACGTTAGACTTTGAAGGATTGCCTATTGAGGCAGCCAAGTACCACGCTACGACTAAGAAGCGATTCTTGAATCGTATTTGGAAAGAAGGTGGAGAAGGCGTCATTCTTAAGAACGTATCGGCAGAATATGATTCTGGCGGCCGAAAGAGAACGCATGCAATAAAAGTAAAGAAGAGTGCCAGCGGGTTGATTGGCGACACTATTGATGCTTTCATTACAGGTTTCGTGAGGACTGAAGTACACAGCTTTAACGATCTTATTGGAGGCGTAGAGCTTAGCGTAATGATTGACGGAGAACAACAACCCATCGCTATTGTCAGCAATATGCCAGACTACATGCGTTACAAGCTGACAGAGATAGAAAAAGGTCTTCCTGTTCTCGCAAAAGATGCGTATTTTAAAGTACTAGAGATAGACGGTCAGGAATTCTCAACTCGCAATAGACGATTGATGCACGCCACAGTAGCGTCTTGGGAATTCAGACAAGACAAGAGTCCAGAAGATTGCATAATGGAAGAAGTTGATTTTGGAGGAAAATTCTAATGGCAGGAGATCAGGAGGTTAGAATGCAGACAAAAATAAAGAATCCGTATTACGATAAAGGCGGCATACAAGTGCTTGACGTTATCCGCGCCAAGCTGACGCCAGAGCAATATGAAGGCTATTTGCTTGGCAATGCAATAAAGTACCGTCTTAGGGCCAACTTCAAAGGCGCATTTGATGAGTCCGATGTATTCAAGCTGGAAGATTTGCAAGACGTCTTAAAGAACGCTAAGAAACTAAAAAACAAGGACTAACGCAATGAACATTGCAAATGTGTTTAAGACAATGCCGTACCCGCACCAGCAAGAGTGTTTTGACAAGTTTAAAGACCAACAGTGCTTTGCAATTTTTGCTGAGATGGGGACAGGCAAAAGCAAAATGACAATCGATATTCTAAACTACAACTATTACAGAGGGACTCTTAACAGAGTATTAGTAATAGCACCAGTAGCTGTAGGCCCGCAATGGCATAACGAGCAACTGCCTACGCATTGTTCTGCACCTTACCAGTCTCATGTCTACAGATCAGGGAACACAGCGAAACTTAAAACAGCGCAAGCTAAGTTCTTTGCTGATTGCAAGATGAACGACGACTTGCAAGTATTTATTATTAATTTTGAAGCCTTCGTAAGAGGCAAGGGATATGATTTGGCAATGCGCTTTGCACAGACTTCAAAGCTGCCATTGGCGATTGTAGTTGACGAAGCTTCAAGAATAAAGAATCCAGAAGCGAAAAGCGTAAGGTGGATAAAGAAGCTTAGAGACGCCTACCATGGCGGAGTAAGGATTGTTCTTACAGGAACTCCTTCAGCTAAGTCGCCTGTCGACACTTGGAGCATTTTCGATTTTCTTAAGGCGAACTACATGGGTTGCTCTTACATGGCATTTAAACACTTTCATGAAGTGCAATTCGATAGAAAACTTAAGATAAAAGACCGATTAACAACTATACGCACAACGCTAGATGGACAGGCGTTCATGAAGATAAGAAGTTGGATTAACAACAATTCAAAGACAACACAAAACAAGGAGTATATAAAAAAGAAGTACGGACTTACAGAAGAAGACTACAACATGATTCTTCACAACGACAACTTTGTTCGTTACAAGAACCTTGACAAGCTTCAAGCTAGAATTGCGCCAGACACTTTCTCTGTGTCAAAAGAAGATTGTCTAGAACTTCCAGAGAAAATCTATCAAGTGATAGAGCTAGAAATGAATTCAGAGCAGAAGAAGCAAATAAAGCAGCTTGCGCAATATTCTGCTACTGTTTACGAAGGAGATACGCTAACCATATCTACCAAAGCTTTGCTAGGCTTAAGAGTGTTGCAGATTTGTGGAGGAAATCTTGCAGTACACACAGAGAAAGAAGGAGAGTACAGCACAGTACCAATTAAAGGCAAGAACGCAAAGCTTGATTATATTCTAAGCGACTTAGAAGAGACGCAACAACAGTGTATTGTTTGGGCGTGCTTTAGAGCAGAGATAGACCTGCTACACTTTGAGCTAGGAAAGAAACACTCTGTTGTAGCGATGTCTGGCGACACTCCTAAGCAAATTCGAGCAGCCAACATTGAAAGATTCAAGACTGGCGAAGCAAGAATACTTGTAGCCCATCCAGAGGTTGGAGGGTACGGACTCAACTTGCAAAACGCAGGGCTGCAATACTGGTATAGCCGCTCGTACAGAACTGAATCCCGTTTACAAGCTGAAGACCGATCGCACAGGATTGGAACGGTAAGGTCTCCTATATACAAAGACCTGGTGTACAACAGTGTTTTCGAAAAGAACGTGCTAGACGTGCTTAGAGAAGGCGCAGACATAAACAGCCGATTGGTGAGTGCCAGTCTAAACGACCTTTTTAAGATAGAATAAAAAGCTTGACTTTTTTGAAAAAATTTGTCAAAATGAAGTCTCAACCCAAGGAGGGAATTATGTCACTAGAACACTTGATAGAGCACGAATCAGAAGAAGTTTCAGAAACAACTTTAGAGGCCTTGACAGCTTATGCTGAAGCGTTGGTCGTAAAGCGCGAAGAGCTTGAGGAACTTGAAGCGCTTGTAAAAGAGAAGAAAGCAGAAGTAAATAAGCTAGAGCAAGAACTCTTGCCGGAAGCTATGATATCTCTAGGCATGGCTTCGTTCGAGCTTAGTAGCGGAAAGAAGATTGCTGTAAAGGAAGAGCTTTCTTGTTCTGTAAAGAACTACGAAAAGCTTTACGACTTTCTTGAGCAGCGCGGCGACGATGCGCTAATGAAAACGTCAATCGAAGTTGGCAAGCTTCCGCAAAACATTCTGAATAACGTTTTAAGAGATCTAAAAGAAACGTACGATCTTGACGGAGCGCCCAAGCTGTATATTCATCCATCGACTCTCAAAGCGTATTTCAAGCGGCTTTGCGCGGTCGGCACAGAGAACAATGCAGAGGTTCCCTTGGCCGCTATAGACGATGAGATGATTTCAACGTACACTTACTACAAAGTAAGTGTTAAAAACAAGTAGAGGAGGATAGTAAAATGGCAAAGGCAAAAGAATCTTTAAATTTTGAAGAACTCGCAGCGTCGATGGATTCTCAAGGCTTCGAAGAAGTTGGTCTTGACACCATGGCAATTCCTTTTGTAAGGATTATTCAAGAACTGTCTCCGCAGATGAAGAAGAGCAAGCCTGAATACAATCCTGATGCAGAAGAAGGGATGTTTGTCAATACTGTATCTGGCAAGCTGTTTCCTTCTCCTATTCGAGTAATAATTGGTAAATTTCAACGCACATTTCTTGAGTGGGGAACCACTAGAGGCAAGCTCATGGGCGTACACTCGCCTGAAAGTGTCGAGCTTCGCGGGGATTTGGTTCGCAATGAAAAGAACCAGCTCATGGATCCAAACACAAAACACACCTTTCAAGATTGTTACAGTTACTACTGTATAAATGCAGACGACCTTGAAGAAGGGGTTTTCATAATTTCTTGTACTTCTACTAATATTAAAGAAGCGAAGAAACTCAACCGAAACTTGATGCACACCATGCTGCCCGGCTCTAACAAGAGAGCACTTCCTTACTTCATGGTTTGGGAAGTGTCGACCGTAGATATGGCGAACGACGAAGGCGAATGGAAAGGCATTCACTTCAAGTTTGATAGTTTTGTCACAAAGCCGATGCTCGAAGCCGTTTCCAAGGAAAGAGAGCAAATTCCTAATCGCAACGTTGACTACGCGTTGTTGCCCGAAGATACTTCAGAAGGCTCTTCTTCTGAAAATGTTCCTTACTAATTATAACCTTCTAGGAGAAGACTTGGTGTGCGAAACTTATTGTACCAAGTCTTCTTTTACTAAGGAAAAAGACTCGTATATCTTCATCAAGAAAAATTTTGAAGACAAAGGCTACAGATATGTCAGGGTTGATACTGTCAATCAGATAGGCTTTCCTGACATTCTCCTGTTGAAGAGAGAAATCTACTTGTTGATAGAGGCAAAGCGGCTCAAGAAAAAGGGCTTGTCGATTATCGAAGATGATTTAGAATGGCAGTTTGGACAATTGGCGTTTGCCGTTAGGAGTTTCACTTCTGGCGTCAATTACGCCATTTCGGTTTGCAAAGACAATAAAATCGCTTTCATTGGAAAGGAAAAAGAGATATGCCGAATAAGAGACATACTTACTTAATAACGTCGTCTATATTAGACTCTTTCAACTGGTTTAACGAATGTCCTCCAAGCTGGAGAGACAGAGCGTTTTCTTCTATTGTATCTACTGTAAGAAGAGAGCCTTATAAGCCTCACAAGACAGCAGATAGGGGAAACAAGTTTGAGGACTTAGTTTTTGCTAAAGCTAACGGCAGAAATAACGAAGGGTCAGAACACTTCAGAGCTGTAGCAGAAAGATGCAGAGGAGGCAAGTTTCAAAAAGTAATAAAAAGAAGCATTGCTGGACCGAAAGACAGAGAGATAATTCTTTATGGAAAGATCGACGCAGTGTTTCCTGAAAAGTTGCTCGACATAAAGACAACGGAGAATTATAGAGGAGCAGACAAGTACTTAAACAATTGGCAACATGTCCTATACACTTTTTGCTCTGGAATACAAGACTTTACTTATCTCGTAGTGTTGTTCGAAGAGTATCCTAGCATGCAAATAAAAGAGGTGTACGACATAGATTACTTTGTTGAAGATCCTGAAGCGCAAGGAAAAGAGATTCTTAGAGGGATATCAGATTTTCACGACTGGCTAGAAGAAGAAAACCTGTTTCACGACTATGAAATGACATACTCCAAAAACAGGAGAAAGTGATGATGTCAGCCAAGCCTTACGTAGCAGACTTCTTGACCTTGTTTAAAGGCAACCAAGAGTCTCACGGAGTGCACATTCCAGGATCTGCGACAGAAGAAGGTAAAAAGGTCGAAGGAAAGAGCTTGGTAGTTCATGAGCCTGTCACAGAAGAGACAGTAACAAAGCACTTGCACGGAAAGCAAGGATTAGGCATCGTTCCTATCGACCATAAGAACAAAGTGAACTTCGCAGTGATAGATGTTGATGTTTATCCTGCACAACCTCAAAAGTACATAGACATTCTTAGTAGAGCAGGAGTGCCAGCAATCTGCTTTAGAAGCAAAAGCGGAGGATTGCACATCTTTTTGTTCTTTTCTGACGAACCAGAAGCGTCAAGGATTCGTCCAAGCTTGATGATTCTAGTAGGAATGCTTGGCTTGCCCAAGTCAGTAGAAGTGTTTCCAAAGCAGACTATGCTTGAGAAAGGAAAGACTGGCAATTGGATAAACTTGCCTTACTTCAATTTTCAAGACACCACTCGCTACGCTTACGATTCAGAAGCCAATCCTATGAATCTTAAAGATGCGATAATAATGATAAAAGGCGTACGACAGCCTTACAAACAATTCATCTCTGCAATTGAAAACGCTCCATTTTCAAAAGGGCCGCCTTGCTTGCAGACGATATATCTGTCAGGAGGACCAGACCAAGGAGGCAGAAATCATTATTTGTTCAATTGCGCAGGATATTTGAAAGCTAGATTTCAAGAAGACTATGAAGAGCATTTGCACAAAGTAAATGCTACAATGTCTTTGCCGATTCCTTACGCAGAACTAAACAAGACGGTCATAGCCTCTCACAACAAGAGCAACTATG